CGCTCTTCCGATCTCAGCTCGATGATGCTGTTGCGGCAGATGACCCGGAACTGACCGCGCAGAAGGCGGCGGCGTTGATTAGGGGTTGGCGTAAGCTGGACGAAGAAGCTACCGCCGCAGGGCATCCTGTCGAGCCTGATAAGGTTTGGCACTGTGAACAAGACGGATTTGCGATTGCTGTCGTCCAGAACCACGCTCACGGCAAGTATGCTGCCGAAGGGCATCGAGTGTTTACGATTGACGAGGTGACAAGACTAATCGCATCGCGGTTCAGGGATGTTTATGACGTAAAGGCAGTGTTTCCCGACAGCGAGGTTGTCCGGGTTACAGAGACAGGCGAGGGGAAGACGCCAATGAATTGGGAGACAGGCGACGAAATACCATTCTAGGGGCTTCCAATGGGCAAACGACAGCAACCAAGCGCACCGACAGACTTTGGGACACCAGAGCGTTGGCAACATGACGAGTTCAGGGACGAGCCGACAGACAAGACTGCGGGTGCGCCGAAGCGTCGCCGGGTGACAACGCAGACGCCGTTGGACAGGTATCACCATCGCGGTCAGATAAATCAAAGGCAGTATGATGCGGGCATGAAGTATTACGCTTTGCATCGGCGTGGAAGTGGGACACAGCGGGTCACGGCGTCTTACTCGCCAGCAGTCGGCAAAAGCAATGCGGAGATGTCGGACGGTCAAGCACACGCCTGGGCTGAGTTTTCGATGGCTTCGCGCGAGATCGGTAGGCAGCTAAATGACTGCGCCTATGATGTTTGCGTAATTGGTGGCAGCGCGGGGGACTGGGCAAAGAAACAGGGCGCAGATCAAAAGGGCGGCATCCTTGTCTTGCGGTTGGCGTTAGATGCCTTGGGTGATTATTTCGGTATGCCCAGATAAAAAAGCCCCTGCAAAGCGGTTTAAGGCTTTACAGGGGCACACCGGGGAAGGTGTTTATTTGTGGCTAGGGTTAAAAGCCTTGGGGTCATCGGGCAAAACTAGGCCGACCCAGTGGTTTATTTCCCCGTCAATTACTGGCGGTTTATAATTCAAATGATCGCGCAGCCGCCAGAACAAGGTTTGTGCCGCTTCAAAATGCGAGGCTCTTAAATCAAAGTCGCCTTCGTGCAAGCTATCTATCAAACTTTTAAAATCATTAAATGCGGGCAAAATTTCCTGTTGCATTTTTTCGTAGGCTTGCGCCTTTTGTTTAGTTGTCAATCCACTCATTTATGGCTCCTCCTTTTTCAAACCAATTCAGGTATTTTTTCAAATTCAACATATTTTTTCGTCCATTCTTCGGACGGCTCAAAGCTGGCTACATAGCCATGCCGCGTTTTTTTGCCGATTTCCCAAGTTAAATCGACGCCGTCATTTACCGCGTCCGCTAATTGGTCGAGGTAATCACTCATTGCGCCGTTGTCGAAATACGGCCTTTTGTTTGCAATGTTTTGCTCGTAATAGTCGTTAAGTTGATTATTGAAATCTTGCTTAGCCTGCTCATATTGACTAGAGCCTTGTCTGTTTCTTTTAATTGTTACACAAACTAACATCTATTTCCCCCCTTCATCTTGGCGACGAATAAACGCTGGAATCGCCAACCATTCGCCGTGGGGTTGCCCGCCGCAATTCACGATTAAAATGCCCCGGCCTGAACGCCAAAGCGCGATTTTGCTTTTTAGGATTTCAAGCATTTTCAAAATCTCCCTTTATATCGCCCGCGATTAGTGCCTTTGCATAGGCCTTGGCTGCTTTCCTTGTCATTTGCGGGGCATTAACAGTCGTGTAGGTTTTCATTTGCCTTGTTTCGACAGAAGTGCCGTTATTCTCCCATTCAATTATGACTGGGCAAAATTCATCGCCTATAGGCCGACAAGCCGCTTCAAAAGTTTTGGTCATTTCTTCCCCCTAATTCCAAAAAACCCAAATTTTGTGATTGATCGTTGTGTGCGACATATCAAAAAGGCAGTTGCGCCCGTATGCTTCATAATCAAAATACGGTTCAATGTTTGACGGTATTTCCAGAATGTCGGCGGCTAATTCTTCGCCAAAATCCTGCACACTGTCGAAGCAGCCCCGGAAACTGTCCAAGGCGTTTTCTAAGGCGTCGTCTAATTCTTGCCCCGTCGCGTCCATATATGCGTCGATGATATCGCGGTCATCTTGATCGAGGTTTGCAAAGTCAAAAACCAAATCGTCCAGATGACTTTCGCCGACAGCGTTATCGGGTAAACCTTCCCAATCTTGGAACATAAATTCTGGGTCGTGCTCGTCCTTGTGCAGTTTGCGGCACGCCTGCATAAATTCGTCCATGTCTTGATAGTCGGAAATTCGCAGCCATTTCCCCGCCAAACTTCCCGCGTTGTATTTCCCATAGGTTCCAACATAAACTTGCATAATCGTCTCCTACGCTTCGTGCCAAACGCTACCGTCGGCGGTGAATTGATAATTATTTGCGGAAATATCTTCGAGGATGCTGTCCTCGCTCAGCCAATATCCGTGGTCTTTTTGTGTCGCAAGTGACCAATTTTCAAAACACTCTAAAAACAAGTCTTCCAAAGTCGTGCGTTGGTCGGGCCGCTTCATAAAATCGGCAATCGGCTCAAGAATGTCACAATCGCCTACAAAGCCAGTCAAATGGCATTCGTCCCATTTCTTGACAAACTCGCCATGATTATTGGCAAGATATTTGAAAAGACGAATGCCTTTCATTTCTGACAATTCATCCGAAACACGAAACGATATTTTGCTTCGGTGGTGTTCAGCCCACTCATAATTATTCAGCAATGTTTCATTCGCAAAATGGTTGAAAAATGACGTAAGAACATTTTCCCATTCATCCCACCAATGCCAATCGTCGCCTACTCTCCAGTTTTGTATGACATTGTTTCGGGTATTCTCCGGCAGCTCGTCAATTTCATAAATTTTGATTTCTACAGTTTGCATTTACTTCCCCGTTAAATGTGTAGAGATTATTCCCTACAAGAATATAATAGGAATAATTCAGAATAATGCAAGCATAAAAAGAATAATATTTGACTATCAGGCCGCAAACGAATAATCTTGGAATATGTTGGCGATTTGTGCGTAAACCGTGCAGTCGCTTTTTTTATTTCAATAAGTTAAAAGGTTAAAAACATGCCAGCGGCTAAAAACAAGGGCGGACGGCCTAAAGGCAGCGGCCACGGACAGCAAATTGTCCATAAAATCCGCCATGAATTAGGCAAAAGCCTTGATATTTTGGAAAATGACGGTCGCCCATTGTCTGAGTTACTGGCTGACCAGTTAAAACAAGACGCAGCTAAGACCCTGAACGCAATCGGCAAATTCGTTCCAACTGATGTTCGGCTAGAACACACCGGGGAGAACCTGATCGGCGCATTAGAGCAGATCGGCGCGGCGATAGACGAACAAGTGACACAAGCGCGGGTGGCTGAATTGTCGAGACTGTCAGATGTGCAGGCTGACGGTCACAATCTGCCAGAACCCGCAGAAATCCTAGAGAAAAAAAACGTTAACTAGCGTTAACTCTGCTGGATGTCAGGGTAAATGTCAGGGTGGCGGCGGCTAAACGGCGACCCAGCCCACACCCCCCACCGTGTCGCGGCGGGCGGGGGCAGTGATAGATATATACACCCGTAACTACCCCCCCCCGTGGTGGGCGTTACTAGCAAGGGACTCCTATGCCCCGAAAAAAAATTTCTGCCGAAGGGCTTAAAGAGCATGAGCGTCGGCTCCTCCAACTACGCGAAGACCCCGCTTTATTTGTCAGGGCAGTCTTGCAAGCCGAGCCACAGCCTTGGCAAGAGGAAGCACTTCGAGCCATACGCGACAATGACCGCGTGGCAATCCGCAGCGGTCACGGCGTCGGCAAGACAGCATTTCTAAGCTGGGTTGTCCTCTGGTGGATGTTGACCCACTACCCGGTCAAGGTGGCCTGCACAGCCAACACAGCCTCACAGTTGTCGGATGTCCTCTGGCCTGAAATCAATAAATGGGGGCGCAAACTCCCTGAGTTTTTCCAGAACCAACTTGAGTTCAAATCGGACAAGATCGAACTCAAGGGCGGTGCTGACAGCTTTGCGGTTGCAAGGACAAGCCGCAAGGAACAACCAGAAGCCCTGCAAGGGTTTCACTCGCCCAACATGCTTTTCGTCGTCGATGAAGCATCAGGCGTCCCCGACATCATCTTTGAGGTCGGACAGGGCGCGATGTCTACCGCTGGCGCAAAGACTGTCATGGTCGGCAACCCCACCCGGTCATCGGGTTACTTCTTCGACGCCTTCAACCGCAACTCCGAGCGTTGGTGGACAAAGCGGGTTGGATGCCAAGACGCCTCAACAGTCTCCGAGGACTTTCTTGAGGACATGGCTCGACAATATGGGCAAGAGAGCAATATCTATAGGGTGCGCGTTCTTGGCGAGTTCCCCGAAGCCGACGATGATGTGGTCATCCCACTGCACTTACTTGAAAGCGCAGTGACGCGGGATGTGGATGCGGTCGAGAACGTCATGCCCGTTTGGGGGTTGGACGTTGCTCGTTTCGGTGACGACCGAACTGCTCTTTGTAAGCGACAGGGCAACGTCCTCTCCGAACCAATCAAGTCGTGGCGTAACAAAGACCTTATGGAAATATGCGGCATCATTCTCACTGAGTATGAAAGCACACCTTACCAAGAGCGACCGGGTGAAATACTGGTAGACAGTATCGGCTTGGGCGCAGGGGTAGTTGACCGTCTTACGGAGATGGAGTTTGGCCCCAACATTCGCGGCATCAACGTGGCAGAAAGCCCAGCACTGGGACAACGCTTCGGCAGGCTCCGCGATGAACTCTGGTTTAAGGCACGAGAATGGCTTGAGGCGCGTGATGTAAACATGCCTCAAGACGACGCATTGATTTCGGAACTTAGTTCAGTCCGTTTCAAATACCTGTCGTCAGGAAAATTGAAGGTCGAGAGCAAGGACGAGATGAAACGGCGTGGTCAGAAGTCGCCCGACTTGGCAGACAGTTTTGTCCTGACTTTTGGGGGAATGGCATCGAGGGCTTCTTCTGGTTCCAGTTATGGATTTTCAAAGTCGCTAAGTTATAGCGACAGTGGTTGGATTGTATGAGCGACGACAACATTGTTCGGTTCCCAAATGTGAATGACAATGTTGGAAAAGATGATGTCGGCTGCATCGAGGTAAGCTACACGGTTGACCCCGAAGACATGGACGCCGCGAGTTTTTGTCTCGGTGCTGCGGCAGTTGGCCTGAATATCGGCGCGAACATACCCAATGAGGCAGTGATGCACGGGGCGTTAGTTGTCGCCGCGCAAGCTGCACTCACGGCGGGTTACTCTGCCGAACAGTTCAGAAGTATATGCTCGACAATCGAGTTTATGGGCAAACCCCCCACGGATGTTTGTTAGGGGGTGGGTTATGCGTCTTATCGTCAAGCATCGGGGCGGGTATGACGAGGGCGCATCTGGATCGACGTTTAATCGCGGGCAGAATTATGAGCATCAGTGGGCGGGTCGCTGGGGTGATTATTACCTCATGCAGAAACACCCGCGCACTTGGCGTTTCAGGAAAATATTAAGGAAGTTGTTATGGAAGGTTTTGACGTAGCGGGATTGCTTGACGCTGGTTATGCCGCGCCGAGCATGGCTCCGATGAACCCAGACGGGGTTTTGTCGTCTGGTGTAGCTGTTCAGGCTCCGATGGATGCCAGAGGTGTATATGGATTGCTGGGGGATGTGCCTTTTAGCGTATCGCCGGGTGGCGAAGTTTACACACCGCCGCCAGTTCCACAGTTTAGCTTTCCGTTCTCCTTCAACCCTTTTTTTAGCCCCCTCGGTATACCAAACTTCTTTTTATCCAACATCGGTGCCTACGGAAGCCCCTTCAACTAAGTGAGCGCGTAAGCAATGGCTATCACATATCGCGGTGAGCGTTTTTCAGGATACAACAAACCGAAAAGAACCCCCGGCAAGAACAAGAAGTTCGCCGTCCTCGCTAAAGAGGGAAGCACAGTAAAGCTGGTGCGCTTCGGTGATCCAAACATGCGGATAAAGAGGTCGAACCCAGAGCGACGCAAATCGTTCCGAGCGCGACACAAATGCGACGAGAAGAAATCGAAACTCACGGCTGGATATTGGTCGTGCAAGAAGTGGTGACATCATGGTTGACGTTTACGGTCGGCCAGTCGGGGGCGTATACGGCCAGACTGTCGGCGGCTTACTTGCCGACGCTGGCTCTGACATTTACGGCTATGGTCAGGGCTTACTAGATTACATCCGTCGCCGCCCTGAGAGCGCAGGCTTGATTGCAGGCCAGTTTGCGCCCGGTGCGGCAACAGCAGATTTTTATGGTCGCTACCCTGACCCGATGAACCCGTCGCAGATGCTTCCAAGTGCAGGGCAAAACATTGTCCAAGGCAACATATTGGACGCGGCGTTTCAGAGTGCGGGCTTGTTGGGTGATGCCTTCTATGCCGCCGCACCGTTTACGGCAGGGGCGGCGGCTATTCCCGGCGCGGCATTATCCGCGCCACGGGCTGCTCAGTTGGCTCTAAAGGCGAAAAAATATAGCGGCCTGACAGCGCGGGAAGATGTTCCGAATATAGGCTCAATCGGGGCTTCGCTTGAAAACTATGAGGTCGTTCCGGGCATCCAAGAAGTTAAAATGGCCGACATCCCCTACACCTCAGCAGAAGACTTATTTTCCTCGGCTGACGACATTCGCAGATCGAAGGTGTTGGCCGAGAAAATAAAAGAAAGTGGAGAAATTAACCCGCTTATTATCGTTGAGGACGACAAGGGTAAATATGTTCTTGAGGGCGCTCATAGGCTTGGGGCTTTGCATGAGTTAGGTGTGGGCAGTTTCCCAGCGATAATCGTGAGAGATTTGGATTTAGTGCCGTCAATGCGTGGTGCAAAAACCCCGAAAGACGCTGAGCCGGGAATTGTAGCGTATCACGGCTCCCCCTTTGATTTCGGAGAGTTTAGTCTAAGGAATATAAATACTGGCGAGGGAGCGCAGGCTTTTGGTCACGGTCTTTATTTCACCGATAGCGAAGACATCGCAAAGTTTTACAGGGATAGCGTTCGATTTGGAAAAGAATTAAAGGGACTACAGCCTGTAAAATACAAAGGTAGAGACATCTCTGAAATCGACGACCTTTCCAGTGCGGAAAAAGAGGAGTTTGGTGAGGTCATTCGCCTCATGCAGACAAAAAAAATGTCGCCAGAGCAGGCTCTCCAAGCCCGTAAGGATGCCCTTGCTCGTGATCTCGCAAACGTCGGGCAAGATATGGACATTGAATTGGCAGACGGTTCATCTCTTAACGAAGTGATGCGTCGTTCAATAGAAATTCAGCAAAACGCTCTTGTTGGAGTTAGGCCAAAGGATTTTGAACTTGACAAAGGGAAAATATATAAAGTTGGCCTCGCCCCCAAACCCGACGAGCTGCTTGATTACGACAAGCCCTTTGGGGAGCAGAACGATTTTATCAAAGAGCGTCTAGAAAAAGTTGCAAATGAATTGAACGTCGATGACGCGATGAATTTAGGCTTTGACCCCTTTGACTATGGCGGCAGTGAAAAAGCGGCAATAGAAGCCGCCAGAAAATCAATGTTAGATGACGAAACACCTGTGGTGCGTTTTCTAAATGACTTTGCTGTTTTAAGAGGAAATCTTGG